AAGAAAGCATGCGAGGAGTGGTAGCAGTAGTGGATCCATATGAAGTTTACATAAAATACCTGGCACTAAAGAGTCATTTTAGTGACCTTAACTATGATTATTTCAAGTATAATGGTAAAGTTAAAGCATGGAGATCAACATTTGATACAAGAAAAGACAAATACTTTTTCTATAAACTAAGCAAGAAGAAAGATCCAATAGAGTATCTTGTTGCTAACTTTATAGGAAGTAATGATTTTTACATAGGTAATATTAGAGCAGATGAGTCTGATCAGATATACATGGATTATAAGAAGAGAAAAGAATCTTTATCTTATGTATTCAAGAGCGACCTAAGTAAGATGAAAGAGAACTTCAATGATAACATTGTTGTTCCGAATAATGAGCACCCTTATTTGTTGAGGTTATACATGAGAGGAGATATTTCACTTGAAACGTTGACTTTAATTAATAAATGTGTTAATATATTCGACTACTGGGATAAAGAACTAAAGGATGATATTATGTGGCCAGATATAAAATTAAAAGCCGTTAAATATGATCCCTTTATGTCAGTTGACATAAATAAGTATAGAGAGATTATTCTTTCTAATTTTAAATAACGCAATACTACGCATACAACGCAATACGGAGGATATATGGTAGATTCATTTGGCGCACTCAAGCGCAATAAGGCAGAAAACTTTGACAAGTTAACTGCATCCCTTAATAAACTAAATCAAAAGTCTAGCGGACCTGGACCTGATGAACGCTTTTGGAAACCAGAAGTTGACAAGGCAGGAAATGGCTATGCTGTGATTAGGTTCTTACCTGAGCCAGAAGGAGAGGATGTCCCATTCGTAAGAATTTGGGATCATGGTTTCCAAGGACCTGGCGGATGGTATATTGAAAACTCTTTGACTACTCTTGGTCAAAAAGATCCAGTATCAGAATATAACTCAATGTTATGGAATTCTGGTATTGAGTCTAATAAAGATAAAGCAAGAAAACAGAAAAGAAGACTTAGCTTTATTTCTAATATCTATGTTGTGAAAGATCCAACTAATCCAGAAAATGAAGGAAAAGTTTTCCTTTACAAGTATGGTAAGAAAATCTTTGACAAACTTAATGAAGCAATGAATCCTCAGTTTGAAGATGAGACTCCAGTCAATCCATTTGACTTATGGGAAGGATCAGATTTCAAATTGAAGATTAGAAATGTTGAAGGATTTAGAAACTATGATAAGTCTGAACTAGATGTTCCTGCTCCTTTGTTTGACGAAGACGAGCAACTTGAAGAAGTATGGAAGTCTCAACATTCATTAGTTGAGTTTACCAATCCAACTAACTTCAAGACTTATGAAGAGCTACAAACAAAACTTAACAGAGTGTTAGGTCTTGATGGAGCAGCTCCTTCAACTACAGCAGAGAGTAGCCTACAAGCTGAACCGCCTGCTGAGATTCCAGAAGCTCCTGCTGCTGTACAACCTGAGGTTGCTGCATCAGAGGATGACGAGTCTTTGGATTTCTTTAAGAAGTTAGCAGAAGACTAAGCACCAGGTCTTCGGAAGAAGAACCCTCTACCTCCGGTTGGATTCGTCCCGCCGGAGTTGGTGTTATGAGTTGTTGCATTAACATTTTGATTTGAATTTATATTTGCCATAGCAGAACTTCCACCGCCACCACTAGCACCAGCTGCAGCAGCATCTGCTTGAGCTTCAGCAGTGTCTAATGATTCAGCTGATACCTCACCACCACCAAACGCAGCTCCTAGATCAGCCATATTAGCTTGAGATGCAGCTTCTTGTTCTTGAAGTCCTTCAACAGCTGCTTTAATAATAGGAGTTAGTTTTGTCTGTCCCATAGCTCCTTGAATTGAATCCAATATTGCATAATTTATTGGATTACCTTCCATATCATACATATTGTATGTTCCATCTTCTTTTGGAGCTGGATCAATAAGCACTTCTCCTAACCCATAATCACTTAGATCCATCTTAACAAGGTTTACTTTAGTACCGTCTTGCTGTAATGCTTCTGGAATGTCTGCTGTTCTTTCAGCACCAACAGCATCTACTAATGCCTGTCTTCTTTCTTGTTGCTTTTCTCTAAACTTTTCTTTATCTTTTCTTAACTTATCTGCAGTCTTCTTATTGATCTCACCTGAATCTTGTTTTGCTTGTATCTGTGCTTCGACAGCTTCATCATCTTGAGAGAAGTCTATACCCTCAGACTTTTCAGCTGATTCATCTTTTTCTATTTTAAACTGTCTTACTTTATCACCCTGACCAAAGAAGTCTGCTATCTTAGCTATGAACTCTAATGCACCATTGAATACTGCAATAAACATATCAAAGAAAAACATTATTATACTTGAAACTACATCTAGCACTGGTATTAAGAAGTTTTCTAGTAAAGGTAATAATATTACTTCAAATATCATCATTATATAACCCATTACTAATTCAATAATAGGTATTAATATATCAAGTATTACTTGTATAATTGGCATAAGAGCTTCAACAACAGCCATGATTATTTTCATGGATATCTCTATCATTGTTTGCATTACAGGTACTAATGTATCAATTAATGAGAAAATTGTAGGCATTAGCATGTTGATAACATCTATTATCACAGTAAACAACTGAGTAATAACGGGTACAACGGTCTCGAATATTATTCCAATTAGCCTTTTGAATATTGCAAAAAGATTCATAAACAATTCTTTTAGACCACTAAACAAATCAGAACTTGCACTCAATAATGGTAAGATTAATAGTATACCAATCATTAAGAACTTCTTAATTAATCCAAAGAAGCCCTTTAGCTTCTTCATGATATCGCCCATCATTCCTTTTGATTTTTTATCAGCACCTTTGCCGCCATCATCACCACCGCCAGTATCATCACCGCCACCTGTTTCATCATCAGGAAGATTCCTTACATCCTCCTTCTCATTTTCCATTATAGCTCTAATTGCTTGAACATCCTCTTGAATATATGCAACAGCCTCACCCATAGTTTCAGGTGCTTCTCTGTCAGGATCTAGTTTTTCAGCGTCTTCATCACCACCTTCTTTATCAGGTATATCATCATCATCACCACCGCCACCGCCTCCATCTACTGCTTCAGCATCATCTTTATTTCTTTCTTCATCTTTTTCAGTATCTAAAGATATAGCATCAATGATCTCTCTCATTGCAGGCATTACGCTATCTCTGATTCTTAAACCAGATATTTGTTTAACGTGGTGTTCTATTCCCCCTAACTTAGGAATATAGTTTGCAATCTTTTCAACAAACAATGAAATAGTTTCAAGTCTCTTATCTAGAACATCCTCTATATCATCTAGACCTTTAACTACTTCTGTATCTTGACCAGTTTTAGTACCGAAAGTCTCTGCTTTAGTTGCAGGTCTTCCGGCTCCAAAATCTGTGTTAGGTAGTGCCATTTATTAGCTCTTATTATTTGTGTCGTGTTCTTTAGCTGCTGAATTTACATACAATCCAAACCAAGCTGCACCAGCACCAACTAAGATACTAATTAAACCTGATTGTTCCATTGTAGGTGCTTCTAAACCTATGAACCACATCACTACAAAATAAATTAAGAATATGTACACGCTTAGGAAAGCACGAGGCCATATTCTCCAACTATCTACTGCTCTTGCAAGAAATATATATTTCTGCCAAGGATTCTTTTTGTCGTCATGCTCTAACTCAAAAATCTTTTGCTTTAGCTCATTGTTTTCGGTAACCATCTCCATAAACTTACTTAAGTCTATTTCGACTTCGTTTCGGGACATATCACCCGAAAATTGATCTCTGTTTGCCATGTTATCTCCTGTATCCTCCACCATATGGTCTCTTATAGCCACTGGTGAAATTCTTCGTCCTAGGCGACATTTTCATGCCTGCCTTTTTATTTTCAGCTCTTTCCTTTTCGGCCTTTAAGTGGGCTTGTAACATAGCAACATAAACATCACGCTCATAAGGAATGAGATTTTCTATTTCTGTTATACTATATTTATGATGCTGAACCAGTGCGAAGATTAATTCGTAGTAGTTTGCTAAGGTATTATGGCTCAGCAGTACTAAAAAAAATCTTGGATACCTCTTAGAGTAATCTTTCTATTATTACCTAACTTATTAACATATTCAAATGTATGCTCTAACTTAGGTGCAGTTTCAAACCAGTTTTGTAATGATTCGAATGCTTTAATATCTATAGATTGAAACCACTCTTTGGCTTCTTGCACAGTAAAGTCATCATAAACTTGGTCACCATCTGTGACCTTCACTAAACAATGTCCTAATAAACTAAACACACCGTCTATCTGTTCTTGAGATACTTCATCAGTAGTAATAGTTTTAGCATCATCCATGTTTAATTCTAATTTTTCTAAAATTGCTAACGTAGGTTCTTTTAGTTCAACTTTATATGGACCTACATCTATAGTGTTTGATCTTTCTTCTGAGAATATTGGTTCAATAGTATTTAAGTCAAGCTCAAAGTCATATATATTCTCATCTTCAGTATCTTTATACTTAAGTTTTACAATATTGTTTACTGATTTAGCTCTTAAATGCATAAACATATATTCAACATCAACAGATGTTAAGTCTCTTGCATCAAAGTTTTTGGGGCTTAGTACAACTTCATTCAATATTTGAATCATTGAGTTAAGTTGATCTTTAGCGTTTCCTTCCCTACCGATCAACAATACTTTCTCTTCTCTTACGAGAAAAGGTCTAAATTTTACTTTTCTTTGAATTACGGGAAGCGTAATTTCAAACTCAGGTTGAGTTATTTTTGGTAGCATAATATTTCTCCATTATTAATTATCCTCTATTTCCGAGACTTCCTGCAATAGCCTTACCAAACTTCTGACTATTCGAAAGCACATTAATTACATCACCTACATTATTAGGTGTTTTCCAGCTAGCTTTTAATGCTGTACCGGTTTGTCCTATTCTTAACAACTGTTCCATTGGTGTTAATGCTCTATTTGAGAAGAATGAATCTCCATCAAATAAATCAGTACCTTCTGGCAACTGATGATTAGTTGCAGTCCAATGTCTTAGTTCAAAGTTAACTGTTACTCTAGGTACTTCATCATTCTGAGCCCAACCTAATGTCACATCACCTAATAACTGAGGCCAGACTTCATATGCTGTTAATGTATTTATCTTGTTTGCAGCCATGTCAAATGTTTCTATTTTCATAGTAGTAACATAATCATCTCTGTATGCTAACTCACCAAATGCTGCTCCAGTACTTGGATCAACTTGGTTTTCTGCTGCTGCATTATTAGAACCCATGTATACAATACTTGAAACCCATCTTTGAAAGAATGATAAATTTCTTCCTTGAGCATCTAACATGAAACTTGCTGTTATTTGAGCTGGTATTATATTACCTGCACGTCTATCAAATGGACCAATTGTATTTCTTCTATGATCGAATGGTGTGACCTGAGCACCTGGTAAATTAATGTTATCACAAAAGAACATTAAATTTTGTGCTGTACCACCAAATCCAGAAGCCCATGCACCTTTAGGTAGTTCAATAGTTACAAGATATCTGTTAGCTCTTGAAAAACCATTAGTTTGTTCTATAGCTGAAATGAATGTACCTACATTGAACATTCCATTAGACTGTCCAGGACTTCCTGGATCATTGTCCAACTTACCACTATCTTCAGAACCTCTTTTTGGTTTATCTAAAGCTCTACCTTTACCAAGGTTAAATAGTGTTTTTGCTAAACTAAGAGGGTCAGCCATTTTTTTCCTCAAACTTTTGGTCTATAGTTTTCTTTCCAATATAGATTACTGCAACCCATATAGTAAATATTATACCATCTACATAACTTAAATCATTCCAAATACCTGCTAGATCCATTATTTCACTCCTGTTCTTTCTCTAATTTTCTTTCTTGCTCTTCGTTCTGCTAAAGAGTCCATATGTACTCTATTTATGCCACTCTTTCTAAATCTAGCCAGAGGTAACATCAAAATAGTATCCCATCCAATTGGAGGCACATATAAAAACTGTCCTACGACTCTTTTGAAGTCATATCTTTTCCAACAAGGCAAGAATCCTCTCATGTTCATTCTCTTTTTCATGAACTGATATGTCACTCTGTTTACATTTATTCTAGCTCTTAATGAACTTCCTATCTCTTTACCTTGAACATTATCGAATAACATAAATGGATACAACGCATCCATAAGTTCTGCTCTTTCTTTAAATGGTAGATAATGAAAGTTTAACATAGTAAAGTAGTTCTTTTCAACATTTAAGTTTTGTACTATACCTGTTGGGAACATATCATAATATGGAAGTCTATTATAATTCTTAGGTAGATACTTAAACATATACATTCTACCTTCCATCAATCTTCTTGTTCTACCTGCTCCAGATAGTATAGTAGTAGGGTTAGCATCTCTTTCTTCTTGTGCCATCTCTCTCAATCTTTCAACAGGATCACCTTGATCTTTTTCATACATTTCTTTCATAGACTTGAATTCCATATCGAATTCGTCGCCTACTAATCCTACTAATTTGTCAAAGAAATATGCTGGCACTATCTAACTCCTAGTTCGTCTTGTGTCATTATTTGAAACTTCATACCTTTATTCTTACAATATTCCTCTGCAACTTCAAATTTTCTTTGGTTTATTGCAAAGGTTCTCATCTCTCTTAAGTATTTAACTGTCTGTCGTTTTGGCTTTTTAGGTGGTACTAAGTGTTGTTTTGGTTTAACTTCTATCACTATTTGCTCTCCATCATTCTTTTCTACCCAGAAGTCAGGGAAGTATCTATGCATCTTTCTATCGATTGGACTACGATATGGTATGCAAAATTCTTCAGAAGACCACCTTACTATCTGTTTGTGGTCATCTAAATACTTCATGAGCTTAAATTCCCATAAACTTCTATAAATAATATTAGAAGGATTACCTCGATACTTGTCGGGGTTCTTGGGAATAAATTTACCACTATAAGCCATGAGGGTATTTATATATGTACGTCGGAAAATATAGTAAGAAAAAAAGAGGAGGTAATTCTCCTAACAATGTTATAGATGAAAAGATAAACGGAGGCAAGAGTACTCTGTTCTTTCCTAATGATATTGGCGTACACCAATTCTTAATGATCTTCCATGAATATGATTTCAAAGGTGAAGCAGAAATCATGAAAGAATCAATAGTACTACCAATACCAGGTCAGATTATAGACAAGTATGGAGTTGAATATAACTCTAAAGATTTAAAAACTTTAGGTGCTGGTATTGCATCAGCAGCAGAAGATATTATAGACAGTTTCAAGAAAGCTGGTACAGCAGAAGGTGAAGCTAAAGAAGCTCAAAGAAAAACAGACATGACTGCAGAAAGTCTTGCAGGTGATTTAGGTACTGGTGGTATTGCACTTGCAAGAGAACAGTTTGCAGGAACATTAGGTGTTGAAGATCCGTTAGCAGTTGCAACTGGTACACTTGTTAATCCACATACAGCTTTATTATTTTCATCAGTTAACTTAAAAGTATTTGACTTTGAATGGAAACTATATCCACAGAATGAAGATGAATCAAATAACTTACAAGAAATTATTAGAGTAATAAAAATGAGATCGCATCCAACATTTGATGCAATTGATGGAACACAAAACAACTTTATTATG